CATGGCGACTCTTGGCTGAATTTTTAATAGTTCGTTTGCATAAATTTATAAGTTCCCTATTGTGTTGAAAACATGATGTATAAAATAAGTGTGTCAACTGCAACATTTCAACAGTGACGTGAGCATCAAAAGTTTTGTGGTCACATTCAGTATAGTATGTATATCTGGTTGCTAATTTATGTATGTGTGCAGCTATTTCATCGTAATTTCCTTTACCAAAATGATATTTTTCCTTATGTACTTTTGTGATGCGTTCTTCCAATGGTTTGATGAAACGTCCATATTTGATGTTGAAGGTAGGATGACGCGCTTGAATCATTCGGGGGGCCTTATATTTTGTTGAGCCCATTTTTTCAATTTTTGTGAAAGGCTCAATTCTGGCAGATGTTCTGTTGCCCTGCTCCATACTGATTCTATGGCGGTGGTACATCTCTCTTTTTGACGGAGGATACATCGAGTCACAATACTCAGTAGTGCTAAGCGGACTGATTCGAGAGTCCCTAAATCTTCTGATGTATCGGTACAATCCTCGTATTGTATCGGGATTGTACTCGTCAAGTATGACGGCGCGATGTCGATTAGCGTACGCCGAATAGGTTGTAATGGCGGAGATGGGATAGTAATACATTCCTGCGGGGTTCTTGAGTGCAGGGAAGTAAGGAACATGTGTCCGCACTTTATAGCGGCCGACAGTATAACCATCCCGCCGATTGTCCATAGGAAGGGTTCCCAGCTGTAACAGCTGTGTCTGCGCGAGGGGGTTTGATCGTTTCCCGATTCACTGAGGGAAATAACACGATTCCAGGTCCACGGTTTGTACCAGACTGTTTCATAGTCTTCGCCATCAATCATCCTATTTTGGTCATTTAATCGTCGGATGCGCTCAGCGAAGAATAATGCTGGTCTATTTTCTCTGTGGACCAAGTGTTGTTCTATGACTTTGTTTAATAGTCGTTCACGCTCTCCGTAGTCATAGATACGGGCGTGATCACAGTATTCGTGGAAAAGTGTCGTAATATATTGTAGGTAATCTTTGGTTACCTTCTTCCCGAATGTTTTGGAGTTCAGATATGAGAGTGCTCCATTTTCTTTGGCCATTGCTGTTAAGGCCAATGTGTGGTATTGTTCCACTAACTGCGAGTATTGTTCGAGCAATTTTGAATCCATGCCCGGTTCGATGGCTGGCGGTGGTGTGTGTGCGGAAGTCGCCATCCATCGTGTTATTTTTTCCAACCAGCGGATACTCGCTTGACTTTGTATATCCGCTAGTGATGGAGACACTGCATTGGAGCCAACGCTCGGGGGTGTGCCAGCCCGACTGGGGCCGGGCCGTATAGGCCCAGCCCCAGGTAACCCTCCTTCTGCTATTGTGGGAGAGTTATGTGTGGTACGCTATTACGTTTAGTCCCGCCGATACAATCCAAGATTCGTAGAAAGCCTGCCGGAAGCGCCTATATACTAGGAACGGG